TGATTCACCCCATTGCTAACCCGTTTGGACTGTGTGCGAGGTACCAAAGAAGACGCCGGGACATGGTGAGACAAGACCGGCATCGAGTTGAATCGCATCCTTATGGGGAAGCTAGTGCGCTACGCGCATGGGCTTGGAGTGAGGGCTTCTCACCCTTGGGGAACCTATGACTAAAAAATATTAAGGGGATAAGAATGAAGATTGATTTTGGTGAAACTCAATTAGAAAAGATACGCAGACTAGAAAAGCCTCATAAGTGGTTCGCATGGCACCCGGTAGAAGTAAGACCCCATGACCATAGGTGGCTGGAATACGTTGAGCGCACGGGTAGGCAGTCTGTTTTATCGCAGGGTTGTTGGTTTTGGACGTATAAAGCAATACCCAAGACCGTTGGAAACTTAGTAAAGGAGTAAAGAATGACTAAAGAACTAAATCGAGATGAGCCTGTTGCTTATTTCAATCCGCAAAAAGGCGGTTTTTATTGGGCAAAGCCAACAACAGTTACCGCACCAATCACAGTTGACGTTGAGCCATTGCCTCTCTACACCACACCACAACAAGGGTGCGCTGAATGCGGAGCTAATGGTGGTTATGCGTTGTATTGCTTGGTGTGCGCTGAAAGGTTTGTTAGTAGTAAAGAATGGGTAGGGTTAACTGAGTCTGAACGCAATGATGTAGTCTGGTCCAATACCCGCGCAGATGATCTAAAAGAAGCCTATGACGTTGCAGTGGCTATTGAGCAAGCATTGAGGAATAAAAACACATGACACTTGAAGCAATTATTTATAACCGCGAAGCTGTATTACGCGCACGGCTGAAGAAGGAACCCAGTTTGACCAATCGGGCGAGACTTGATGAAGTGCTGAAGATGAAGGCTAAGTACAAAGAGCTTTACCCAGACTCAACGCTGTGGCGAAAAAGAAAAATACTATCAGAAGGAGACAAATGATTAAAAAATACAATGACTAATCATCATAACTGTGATACATTATCTACTCTTGTTCCATTATTAACTAACCGGGGATTATTATGAATATCGTTGAGATTGAAAAACCTCACACAGAGGTCAAGCTGTGTATCAACTGCAAGTGGATGATGCAAAGTGAGGGGGCTAACCCTAAGTGCCGCGCATCAGAAATACGCGACTTAGTTACCGGCGAATACTACTACTACTATTGCCGCACCGAGCGCCAAGCTGAGGACATTAAGTCTTGCGGCATTACTGGCAAAAATTATGAACCTAACCTATCTTAACGAAGGGGAAACAAATGGCTAACGACAGATCAGACTTTGAACCAGAGTTCCGTAACCAATACTGGTGGGCTACCGATAGTGCCGAGGCGGCTAAGGGTAACGCCAATGATGTGGTGCTCACCAAGATAGGCGCTAAACCGCCTAAGGACCTAAGCCACATCGAGGCTGTGCAAATGGGTCATGTCATGCAACCCATCATAGGACGGCTTGCACAAGACAAACTTAAGGTAGAGCTGAAGGACGCTGACTACATGATGACGCACTCCAAAGAACCGTGGATGCGCTCACACTTTGACTTTATATCCGCTGACGGAAAAATGCTTGTTGAGGCTAAAAACTACTCGGCTATGAGTAGGAACAAGTACGACGCAGAAAGCGGCATTATCCCCGCGTTTAACATGGCGCAACTGGTTCATCAATCGGCTTGCCACAACATTGACAATGTGGTCCTAGCCGTACTTTTTGGCGGTCAAGAGTTCCAAGTGTTTCAGTTCTACATCACCGACCAAATGCGCGACCAGCTTGTTAAAGACATGGCTAAGTTTTGGGCGGCTGTACAAACCAAAACGCCACTGGACCCGGAGACAACCGAGCACACCAAGCTCATGTACAAGGCTGACGCAGGGACCGTGACAGTTGCTAATGCTCAAGTGGTTAAGATTGCAGAGACACTTAAAACCATTAAAGCGCAGATCAAGCAAATGGAAGAAGACGAAGACAAGCTCCAAACCGCACTGCAAAGCTATATGCAACATCATGCGGAGTTGGTAGGCGTTGACGGCTCAGTTCTCGCGACATGGAGGTCTAGCAAGGCATCTAAGCGTTTTAATGCGGATGTATTTAAGTCCGCCATGCCTGACATCTATGATTCGTTTGTTTTTGAAACACCCGGCTCACGCCGTTTTTTACTCAAATAAGGGGGATAACATGACTCAGTTAACACTTAGACAAGGATTTGCGCCGCAAACCATGACCGAAGCTATTCAGTTCTCTGAGATGCTTTCCAAGTCCCAGATGGTCCCAAAACAATATCAGAGCAAACCTGAAGATATTTTGGTGGCTGTGCAGTGGGGATATGAGATTGGATTAGCACCTATGCAAGCACTTCAAAACATTAGCGTCATTAACGGGCGCCCCAGTGTTTATGGTGACGCCGCTATGGCTCTGGTCCAGTCTAGCTCCACTTGCGAGGACATTGAGGAATACATTGAGGAGGAAGGCACACCTAACCCGGTGGCTGTTTGTATCGCCAAAAGAAAGGGACGCAAACCCGTTACAGCAAAATTCTCTGTGGATGACGCCAAACGTGCTAATTTGTGGGGTAAACAAGGTCCTTGGACGCAATATCCGAAACGTATGCTCCAGATGAGAGCCAGAGGTTTTGCGCTCAGAGATGCGTTTCCAGACGTTTTAAAGGGTCTTATAACCGCCGAGGAGGCTCAGGACTACCCTACTGAGGTCATCGAGGCTCCAAAGCCCATACCGCGCCCCCTAGAGGTTCTTGAGCAATTGGACGCAGAACCGCCTGAGGGGCATATTGCTCTGTATGTTCCCGGCAACCCCGACCCATACTCATGGCACGAAGATACCGCGGCATGGATTAAGGCTTACAAACAACTTGTCCACAAAATCAATTCCTCACAAAAGCTCACGACTGAGGAAAAGGACAAAAAAATTTGGGGGCTTGAGACGGCTAACGCCGCGGTAATTGAGGAGTTTGACTCTATGGACAGAATCAAGCTCAAAGCGGCTATTGCTGAAACTGGAGTTGACCCGTTAAAAAAGCCGCCAGTGTCTCAAGACAAGGTACTCAGCGAGAGCGAATCTTGAGGCACCTACAAAGTGGACACACCATCACACCACTTGAAGCACTCGAACAATTTGGTTGTTTCCGGCTTGCGTCCCATATCGACGTTTATCGAAAAGCCGGACACAGAATCTTTACAAAAATGGTTAGTAATGGCGGCAAAGAGTTTGCCGAATACAAATATTTATCAGGAGAAACCACGCATGGCTAGTAACTATCAACCGGTAGAGAGCAAGGGCATTCTTACGCCTAGCGCCTACTTGCAAAAGACAAACGCAAAAGCACCCGATTTCAAGGGAAAAATTATGCACAAAGGAGAGGTGGTTAACATCTCTGCTTGGTGGCGCAAATCCCAGTACGGCGAGTTCTTAACGCTGTCTGTGGATACGTTTGTACCTCCCAAGGACACTTACCCCAAAGAGGTAAGACCAAGGGGTGATATGGACGTTCCGTTTTAAACTAACTTAACTAGGGGATAACATGAGGAAATTTTTAATCTTAAGCGCTTTTTGCGCCGCGGCTCACGCAGGAAACTTTGCCCAAACCGACAACCTTTCGGGCGGCAAAATTGTCATCATGACCGAGGCTTGTGCCAAAGACGCATCTATGTCCAGAGCGTACAACTACACCAGCGACGGACGCACAGAGGACGGCTGTTGGAAGTACGATAACGACACGGTTGTTATTCAGTGGGAAGTGATTGGGCGCAGACGCTACCCCATCAAATACTTTTCTCTTATGAATGAATACCGCGAATTTAAAGCGTTTTAAATGAAAGCCATTCTTGTATTGCCGCTGAGTCCAAGCACCAACACTTATTACCGTAAGTACAACAACATTATGGTCATAGGCAAGGAAGGCAAAGCATTCAAGCAAGCAGTACAAGAATATGTGTTAGTTAACAAAGTGCCTAAATTTAGGGATAGAAAATTGAAAATAACAATGGTGATTAGCCCAAGAGATAAGCGCAAAATTGATATTGATAACCGTATCAAAGCGGTTCTTGATGCGCTTCAAAAAGCAGATGTGTTCCATGATGATTTTCAAGTCGATCATTTAGAGATGATTCGCGGCGAAGTCATCAAAGGAGGACAACTGCTTGTCACCATAGAAGAAGTGCCCCCCATCAACTCAGAGGTGAGTCCCTAAGGGACAGTTAGGAAACTTGAGGAGCGGAGGTTCTGAGTAGCTCCACCAATAACAACCAAGGAATAATATGCCAAAGAAAAAAAATGTGGTGCCAATTAAAAACGAAGATAAACCTATTCATCTGTTTATAGCAACCCCTATGTACGGAGGAATGTGCGCGGGTTTCTATACGCAATCTATTTTAAACTTGCAAAACGTATTTAGAAATTCAGATGTAACCATCAGCTTTTCTTTTATGTTTAATGAGTCTTTAATACCCAGAGCCAGAAATGCGCTGGTCAAAGGCTTTTTGAATAGCAACGCAACTCATATGATGTTTATCGACGCCGACATTAAATTTGAGGCGGGTCATGTTCCTCATATGCTTAAAGCCGACAAAGATATTATCTGCGGCATTTATCCCAAGAAAGAAGTCAATTGGCAATCCGTTAAAATAGCCATGGACGCAGGAGTACCAGACGATCAACTCAAGCACTTTACGGGTTCTTTTGTGGTCAACCTAGTTAATTACAGCATGGAAGTC